AGCAGCCTCAACCATGTAAGATTCACCTTCATAGACAATCCTGTCAAGCAAATGTATATCCGCATTTTTGGGGCATTGGAACACATACCTTGCCCCTTCAAGCAGCCCAGGATCACGTTGCCTTAATTCAGCGGTAATAATCTCACCATAAGCATAAACTTCACCCTTATTCACCCATTCTTCAACAAGGTTAAAGTTTTCGTCATAGCTTTCCTCATGCCGCCAATGCCCAAGGATAGCGTTCACTGTTACCGCAAACCAAGCTAATTCATTTGTAGCAGGGTCATTATTTACGGACTGGACAAGGAAGGTCATATTGTTAGCCTCAAACACTTCACCGCTAACAAGCTCAGAATCGGAAAGGATTAAGCCTTCCCAATGAGCCTCCCTTGCGCCGTAAATGCGGATAGCTTTGGTAGCACGTCTTAGACTTATTTTGGTAGGGTATTTGTAATCAGGATCGTATGTTTCACCCAAACCATCCGCAACATTTACAATTGGCCTTAGTATGTGGCAGTCTTGTCCTCTTGCTTTGAGATATTTAGTTGCATAACCATTCAATAAGACCACCCACCCTTAGCTAATTGCAAAATATGTTACATCCGGAGTTTTCACCAGTTTAGAGATGTGCATATCCCGCTTTTCGGCAAACTCTATTTTCTTTTTTTCCCAATCAATTTCTAACTCAAAAGAAACATGCGGGCCGGATTCTTTTACCGGTAGTCTTGCAGGCATAGAATCACAAGCAAGGACAGCACACTCGCAAACCGTAGCCGATTCGAGATATACCTTTTTATCTTCCGGTATGGTTTCATAATCGGGAACAAGGTCAATGATATTGGCCTCGGCAACCTGCACGATCTCTGGCATCTCTATGTCAGTATCGGGCAAAAAGGCCGCATCCACCCCAAGCATACTGCGGACACGGCCTTGCCAATTCTCACCTGTCAGTATTTTGTTCTTCATAAGGGATCACCCCCTTATGCCAACTTGAGAACTTTAGTTGCAGGGTTGAAGATTTTACTATACCCGCTTGTTTCGGACAAAGTAAGGATTTCAGTTTGACGTTCTATAAACTTACCGGCCTCATAGATGTCGGAACCTGCCTCTGTTACCTGCTCAACGGCAAATTGGTTGTTAATGCCAATGATGTTTTTAGCAGTAACATTCTTATGCCAGAACAGCTTCACAGCACCGGAAGGCATTTGCGGAGCGGCAAGGTTAATGCCCACGCTTGTCCCTTGTGCCAAAATCTTCAACACATCACCAGCGGTAAGGCTGGGGAGTTCAGCTAAAACAATGCTGATAAATCCTGCCTTGTCAGCAATCAGGGTATTGCAGGGGAATTCCTCAAATTCCATAAGGAACCGCAAGAATACCTCGGCGGTAAGGGTAGTAGCATTTGCAACCAGATCGCTTGACTTAACTACAGTAGCAGCATTGTCGTTACCATCACCGTTAATAATAACATTGAGGATTTCCTCAACCTTATCCTTGGCTACCTGCATGGCAATCCGGCGAAGGTGTAACGCCAGCATGTCAATTTTCATCCGGCGAAGAACTTCATAGCTTGCTTCGATAGCCCTACCGAATTTGTAAATCTTGACTACCTGCTCACGGCCAGTAATTTTCACTCTCGGCAGTTCGGCAGCTTCGGTTACTCTCTTTTTCTTCTGCTTTTCAGGCTGGTCGTCAACATAGAATGTCCGGTAGGTATCAGAATCAATCGTAGTGTAAACACCAACCAGCCAGGGCAGCATAGTATCCTGAACAATAGCTTCCCTTACGGTTCTTGCAATGTATTCAGGGAACAGGAACCGGCTTTCTTCTGTCCTATAAAACGCTTCCAACTCACTGGCACTAATACCCTTGTCATAGATTGACCTAGTAAAAATGCCTTCCTGCTTTAAAGCTCTTTGGAAAGCATCAAGTTTCTCTCCTTCGGGGGTCGGGTATTTCTGCTCCAAGAACTGCGAAATTGTTTGTTTCGCCGATCTTGC